AGCTGCGCTGAGGGCTAGGGGATGAAGACAAATCACCGACGGAGCTTTAAGGATGGAGGGTATGCTGCTCGGCCCGGTGGTGGTATACGCATTACCGACAACGGCAAGATAGTCTGCGCTTGGGGTGGTGACTACCACGATTATTGTCGTGGAAAGCGCGGGCAGCGGCGTGATAAACGAGGGGCGAAAAAGTTCATAAATTCACGACTTCGATTTCATAACAAGGCTGCGCTGCTGGATGCGGTGAAATGAGGTACGTAATTGCGCTTTTGCTGATTTTGGCGTCCGGCGGCGCTCTGGCGTGTACGACATGGACGATTGTCGGTGATCACGGCACGCAGGTTTGCACGCGCTGCTGCACGAGTTTCGGTTGCTCTGTAACGTGTACGGGTATTTAAAGCCATGCCGGCGAAATTCGACCGTTGCGTGAAGAAGGTCAAGGCGAAGGGCAAGGTGCGCAACCCCTACGCGGTTTGCCGGGCCTCGATGGGCACGGATAAGCAGATCAAGGCGCGGTCGAAGCGGAAGAAGGCAAAAAAGCGTGCCTGACGCCGAGATCCTGCTGTTTCCGTTTAAGGAAGAGCCTGAAATGCGGTTGGGTTGCGAGTGCGGCTCGGACGATTTCATCCTGACGAGCGCATGGATCGTGCGCTGTTCGGGCTGCGGTGAGCTTGTTGGCTTCTGGAACCCATTTCAGCCTGTGGGGACGGCGTGATGGATTACCGTGATCTGCTCAAAAGGTATATCCGAACCGTCATCGATGCCGAGGGGGTAGATTTTATCCCGTTGCCAAACTCGGGTGTCTTTCCGCATTTCAGCGAGGAAGAGTGTCGCGAACTCCATAAACTGTCCGAAGAAAGTATGTCCGATGCTCACGAGACGTGAGTTTTTCCAGTCCTTGGCTGCTTCCGCACTTGCCGTGGGAGTGCTGCCGGTGGGGTTTCCGAGAGAAAGTGCATTTCCGGTAGGTTCTGCCCAACAACAGGTACATAGTTATATTGAGGCGCTGGCCCTGTCCATGCAGCAGACAAAAAATGTCGTAGCTGCCAGGATTTTGGATACAGAATTTGGATGACCCACACCCTCAAGTACGACGCAGAGCCCACATTCGTTGAATTCCATGCCTCCAAGGCCCGGCGCAGGGGTGTGCGCGGCCCTATCGGCTCCGGCAAGTCCACGGCCTGCTCGATAGAGATCTTCCGCAGGGCCTCGGAACAGGCCCCCAGCCAGGACAAGAAGCGCAAGACGCGCTTTGCGATCATCAGGAACACCTACCGCCAGCTTCACGACACGACGCTGAAGACATGGCTGGACTGGTTTCCGGAAACGGCCTTCGGGAAGTTCAACTACTCCATGATGGAGCACCGGATCAAGTTCGGAGACATCGAGAGCGAGGTGCTTTTCCGCGCTCTGGACCGCCCGGAGCATGTCGCCAACCTGCTGTCGCTGGAATTGACCGGCGCGTGGGTCAACGAGGCTAGGGAATTGCCCTTCGGCGTGATTCAGGCATTGGATGACAGAATTGGGCGCTTTCCGGCCGTAAAGGACGGCGGGGCGACCTGGGTCGGCATGATCATGGATACCAACTCGCCCGATACGGACCACTGGTGGTATCGGATGGCGGAAGAGGACAGGCCGGAGGGGTGGAGTTTCTTCACGCAACCGTCAGGTGTGGACGAGGTTGGCGGGAAATTCCTGCCCAACAAGAGCGCCGAGAACCTGAAGAACCTGGAGAAGGATTTCTACAAGATCCGCATCCAGGGCAAGAACAAGGACCACATCAGGGTATACTATTGTAATCGTTATGGTTTCGTCAAAGACGGCAAGCCCGTGTATCCGGAGTACATCGACGAGGTTCATTGCGCGAAGCAGCCCATTCTCGTGGATCGCAAGGCTCCTTTGTACGTCGGTGTGGATTTCGGTCTTACTCCGGCGGCCCTTTTTGCCCAGCCCAACGTGTCGGGAAGGTGGTTCTGGATCGACGAGCTGGTCACGGAAGACATGGGGGCGATGAAGTTCGGCGAGTTGCTGGCCGCGAAGCTGCGCCGCGAGTACGCCGGCATGGACATTCAGGTTTTTGGTGATCCCGCAGGCGCGCAGCGGGCGCAGACGGACGAAACGACGCCCTTCATGATCTTGCAGGCCAAGGAGATACCCATCGTCTCGGCTCCGTCGAACGATCCCATTCTGAGGCATGACGCGGTTGCCAAGCTTATGGGCAGGATGATAGACGGTTTGCCTGGTTTCCAGGTCTCGCCGAGGTGCAAGATGGCCAGGAAGGGCCTTGCCGGCGGATATTGTCTCAGGCGCATCCAGGTAATCGGGGCCGAGCGCTACAAGGACACGCCGGAGAAGAATCGCTACTCCCATGTCGTGGAGGCGGGAGAGTACGCCATGCTGGGCGCCGGAGAGGGTGCAACCGTCATAGGAATGGAGGACGACGACGATGATTGGGACGATTACGATCTCTATGGAGGCCGCTCTGCGGTGACGGGATATTGAAGATCGAAGACCTCATCGCCTCGCCCAACATCGCCGAACATCTCGGCAACGACGAACTCGCCACTCTTGGCGACAGGTGCGTGCGCGAGTATGTCATCGACGACAACTCCAGGAACGACTGGAAGGCCAATATCGACAAGGCGATGGACCTTGCGATGCAGGTCGTCGAGCGGAAGAACTACCCCTGGCCCAACGCCTCGAACGTCAAGTATCCCCTGCTCACGGTGGCCGCGATCCAGTTTGCCGCGAGAGCCTATCCCGCCATTGTGCCGTCGGGCAACATCGTCAACTGCAAGGTCTTGGGCAACGATAGCGGCGTTCCGGAGACGGACCAGATGGGACAGCCCGTACCGGGACCGGACGGCAACGTGAAATGGCTGCTGCCGCCGGGAGCCAAGCGCGCCAAGGCGGGCCGGATCTCCCGCCATATGTCCTGGCAGCTTCGCGAGGAAATGGAGGAATGGGAAGGGGAGACCGATACCCTTCTGCATATCCTGCCCATCGTCGGTTGCTGCTTCAAGAAGACTTACTATGATTCCAGCTTGGGGAGAAATGTCTCTCAACTCGCCTCGCCCAAGTATATCGTGGTAAACTACAACGCCAAATCCATGGAACTGGCGCCGCGCATCACGCAAGAGGTCAGGCTCTATCCTCATGAGATCAGGGAGCGCGAGCGCGCCGAGCTTTTTCTCGAAAGGGAGTATGGTCCGCCCACGGGCGAGGATGTTGACCCTGACGACGAGGACGCGCCGCACTGGTTCCTGGAACAGCACCGCAGATTGGACCTGGACGACGACGGTTATTCCGAGCCTTACGTGGTGACGGTCCACAAGGAAACCCGTCAGGTCGTGCGGATCGTGCCGAGGTTTTCCGAGAGAGATGTCAAGATGGACGGCCGCAAGGTCGTTCGCATTGAGCCGATCCAGTACTTCACGAAATACTCATTTCTGCCTTCTCCCGATGGCGGCTTCTACGACGTGGGTTTCGGAACCCTCTTGAATCCGATCAACCATGCCGTCAACTCCTCGCTCAACCAGATGCTCGACGCCGGCCACAAGCAGAATGCCGGCGGCGGCTTCATCGGTGGCGGCTTGAGGATCAAGGGCGGTGCGGTCAAGTTGAGGCTCGGCGAGTACAAGAGGCTCGACGTGGCCGGCGGGACGATCAAAGAAAATGTCGTGGACCTGAAGTTCGGCGGCCCTTCGTCGGTGTTGTTCAATCTTCTCGGTCTGCTTATCGAGGCGGGAAAGGACATTTCCAGCGTCAAGGACGTGATGACCGGGGACGCCGGTCCCGCCAACGAGGCCGCGACGAGGACCATGGCCCGCATCGAGCAGGGCATGAAGGTCTTCACGGCCATCTACAAGCGCATCTACCGTGCCATGAGATCGGAGTACAAAAAGCTTTTCAGGCTGAACGCGCTCTATCTGGAGAAGGAAACCTACTTCACCCTCCTGGACGACCCGGAGAAGGTAAGTCCGGACGATTACGATCCGTCATCCCTGGACGTGGTGCCCGTGGCGGACCCGAATCAGGTTTCCGATCTTCAGAAGATGGCCCGCGCGGAGTTCCTGATGCAGTTCATCCAAGACCCGTGGTTCGAGCCGAAGGAGGTACGTCTTCGAATCCTGGAGGCCGGAAACTTCGAGGATCGGGACGAGCTGCTGGTCAAGGAGCCGCCGAAAGACCCCAAGATGCTGGAATCGGCGGACAAGATCGAAGTTACGAAGCGCAGGGCCGAAATCGAGAACGCGCTGGTCCAGGCCCAGATTGCCGAGATCAAGAGCAAGATCATCCTCAACATCGCCAAGGCCGAGGCCGAGGAGGCCGGGCCGCAGCTTGAGGAATACAAGGAAGACATGAAGCTGCTGATCGAGCAAGTGAGGGCAGATGCTAAGGCTGAGCAAGA